CCATTGGCCAGAACGCTTTCAGCAACATCGGCAGCGGCAGCCGCATCCTGTGCCGCCTGCTGGGCCAGGGCCAGAGCGCTTGAAACTGCGGCGGCCGTCTCGATCACCGAGGCTGCAAGGCCCGCGCTGGCAGAAATCACCCAATCACCGTGCACCGCCGCACCGATATCGCCGTTGACGGCCACCACTTCGCCCGCCAATCCGCCATTAGCGCGGCTGTAGCTATCGACCCGGAATACCGCCCAGTCGTTCAGGCTGTCGTCGACATCACGCGTCAGCACGACATAGGGCGTAGGCGCAAAGAGCGCCCGCGCAGGCGTGTCGTCGATCTCGAACGTGGTCTGCAGGCCCACCGACACAGTAAGCGGCGTCGAGGATGTCGCCACCAGAAAGCCGTTTTCCGCTGCAGCTTGAGCCGCCGCCAGAGCCGGTCCAAGAACCTCGTTGACCCGCAACAGCCCCAGCGTCACCAGATTGTCACTTGCCGCATTCAGCCGTGCCAGCTGGCCATCGAGATCGCCAAGGCTCTCGGCAATCAACCGATACCGCCGGTTGAAGAAGTCCCGATCAAGACTTTGCCTGTCATTGACCCGAAGGTCCTCGAACCTCAGCATGACGTCACCCCTTGTTCATCGGCTCTGCCGTGGCGATCGCCTCTGGGTGATCTGCCTTCAGCCCATCGTAGATTGCCGTCGTGACAACATAGCGCGCGCCCGGGCGGAACCGCGCCCCGGCAAATTCAAGGGGACGGTTCACCGTCACCCGGTAGTGGGTCGGTTTGGATGCCATGAGGCTGCCTCCAGAATTGGATGATACGTTGGTGCCGTCATTACGCAGCGGGATCAGGACTGCGCGTATTCGATCAGCTCTCCGACCAAAAACGGCACCGCAGCACTCACCGTCGAGCCCACGATCTTGACGGCATAGGTGCTGACCGAGGTCACGTTGAAGATCGAGGTCCGCCGCACCGAGCCATCTGGCAGAACCATGTCCTCAACCACATCGGCCGCCTCCACGCCGTCCAGCGTGGCCCCGGTCAACAGTGTGACCGTGCAATCGTGGGTCACGTCATTAAAGTGCTGCAGGTCCGTGACCACCTTGACGCTGGTTGTGGGCGAGCCGAGCGTGCGCGCCTCCGACACCCAGGTAAAAGCCGTCTTGGGCCGCGTCACCACCGCTTGCGAGCCCGCAAGCCCAAAGCCGGGCATGAGGTCAGTGGTTCCGGTCAGGGTCATGCGCACCGGCAGCAGCGCTGGCAGGCCCGACAGGTTCGGGCCATTGCCCTCACCGTCCAGCGCGACCCAGGCCCCATTGACCTGAACCTCGATATCAATCCGGCACGCAGGCGGTGTCACGCCCGGATGCAGCACGTCAAGATCGAGGATACCGCCTGCGAGCTGGAACGCGGTCAGCTCGACAGAAACACGCGGGCGTTCAAACTTCGCAAAATAGAGACGCAACTTCAGGTCGTCGACAAGGTTGCCCGCAAAGAAAGCCCCGTCGGTTGAGACAAAGAAGGTGCCCTGAACCACCCCGTTGTCGGTATTGGTCATGGCGACATAGTGATCGCCAGTGGTAATCAGAACAATCGCGTAGCGCCGACCCGCCGTCAGAAAGGTCGGCGTGATCGCCAGCCGCGTCTCAACCAGCGAGGGCAGCCCCGCTTGGGTGGAAACCGCGCCCACCTGAATGTCCGTGGCCGGCAACGTTGTGCGCGAGATCACCCGGGACAGGTCTGGCATGCCAAAGGCGGTCTCGGTCACCAGAACCGTCACATCACCAGCGGCGGCCCTGCGCGAGACGTAGAGCCCGATCTGGCTGAGCCAGCCGTCCTGGCTGTTAAGGAACGTCTGCGCGACCTGCTGGCCGTTGATCGTTTCGGTCGTGGTGACACGGTCCCAGTATTGCTCCTCATAGGTATCGATCCAGAATTGGCGCACCCGGATCCAATGCACATTGCCATTGGCCACCCGCGCGCCGTTGGGCATCTGGTCGGGCACGCCGTTGGTGACTTCCCAGGTCTCGCCTTCGGCGCGAAAGACGTTATTGGCCAGATCATACGTGCCCTGCCGCCACCAGCGGGCATTGGTGCACACAATCTTGCTTTCGCCGTAGCGGCGCCGGGTCCGGGCCCGGCTCAGTCGACGGATTTGCGTCGCTTCAAAGGTATATTGGGCAAGCCGTGTTTCGGACGCGTAACCGGTCAGATCAAGCCGGAGCGCATGAGTGTAGTTGGGCAGGACAAAGCCGTCATTTTTGCTGACATAGACGTTGTTCGGGTTCAAAAGCGCCAGCTGAGACGTCTGCGCGCCTGCACGCGGAAACCGGATACCCTCCTCGACCACCGCATCAAAATCCGGATGATTGATCTGCGAGCCCTCGGCGGTCAGAAAGTGGTTTGTGCCATAAAAAATATAGGCCCCCGGTGCGTAAAGCTCCTGGCGCACCTCTTCGAGCTGCTCGGTCAATTCGACGATTTCGGCCTTGGTCGCATAGCCCGCCATCCGGTCGGCCAAGGCTGAGAGGTCGGTGCGCAGCGTGTCCACCTGACCGCTGATCTGTCCGCGCCAGCTTTCCAGTGCGATTGTACGCTGCGAGATGTTGCGCAGGTTTGGCAGCTGCGTCGCCTGCCACTGCTCGATCGCCACGATCCCGGTGGTATCGAGCAAGACATAGGCGATGACGGTGACATTGGCATCGGTCGCAGGATAGCCGGGATCGGGGCCTTCGGTGCCAGCCACGGTGGAAATCTCCGCGCGGCGCAGGCTTTCCATCGCGACTGATTGCGGCTCGGTGGTCCCGGTCTGTGCGTCGATCAGAAAGTCGCGCGGCTGGATATCGGTCTCGACCTCCTGGCCGAAGGTGACGATGGCCACACGCTTGCGCGTGACCAGGGGCAGCACATTGAACATATCCACGATGATGTCCTTGCCGCGCGCATAGACCGCACCACCCGCGTAGAGACGCCCCGAGGACAAGGTGATCTCGGTGGCCGCAGTCTTGGTGGCCGAAAAGCCGGAATAGGCCTTGCCGCTTTCAACCGCGTCCTTGACGATGTGATCCATGGCCGCGCGCATGAAGTCTTGCGTGTTGTTGAGATCGGCGGATTGGAGCTCCTGCCGGTCGCGGTAGATGACGGTGCTTTGCATGGCTCAGACCTCTGTAAATGTGCCGATTGTGATCTCGCCGACCACGCGGCGGTCGCCCGCGCGGGGCAATCGATATGTCTTGGTGTTGATCAGGATTTTATCCCGAAGGGATTTGGCGACCATCACGGCCGCACGTGCATCCGCGATGGGTGCTTTGCTGGCCGCAACGATGTATCCGTTCACAAAGGCCCCTGCCGTGCGGGGATATCGCCGTCCCTTGATCCGCGTCAGGACCTCGGCATGGTAGGGCGGCATGCCCAGCCGTGTGGTGCCCAGATGGGTGGAGCGCTTGCGCGCATCCAGGCTTCGCTCCGGGTCATGGATATGCCAGCGCTCAAAGAGATGCTGCCAGGACAATGTCTGCGGCAGGCAGGCGCCGAGAATGCGCTGGCCGTCTGCCCCGGGAAACACCGAGGCCGATTGTGCCGGGTGGGTCTCGGCGATCATTTGCGGGCGCACATCGATCAGATCGCCTTTTGGCCATACGGTTGTGTATTGCTCGCGGCCCAGCCGGTAGCTGTAGGTCGTGGCCCGCGGGATTCGGACAATGCGTTGGCGCACCCCCATATCATCGATGAGGAACGCGCGGGCTTTGGGCGCGGCATCAAGATGGATGGCTGCCGTGGGTTTTGGCGCAAGGACCACCTCGTCATAGGCAATCGCGTTGAAATCCCCAACGCGTTCTGGCGTTACCGAGCGGAGCGTCAGAGTCGTCTCGCGGCCGTGATCATGCAGCTTTGCAGTGCGCACATAGCGCGTGCCCTGCACTGAGACCGGATTGTTTGGCCCGGCAAAGGCCGTGCCCGGGCCGTCTGGGGCTGACAGATACCGGGTGTTCCGGCCGGAGACGCCGCGCTTGATGAAGGGATAGACCCGGAGTTGCGCGAAACGGTCGAGATAGGCGGCGCGTTCCTCATCCCTGAGCGCCTGTGTCATGAACGTCTTGGCAGGCGGCACGATAAAGCGCCGCGCCTCGGCCCCCATGACGGCCAGAGCTTCCGCGAAGGCGGTCTGTGTGCCCTTGATCGCGTGAAACGGCAGTGATCGCGCGGTGCGCGCGCGTTTTGTCTCCTCCGGCCAGTCCTTGTCCCACAGATCGACCGAGAGGCCCCAGGCGAGCCAGGGCAAATGGCTGCTCGGGATCTGATGCGGTTGCACCAGCGGACGCAACCCGATGGGCAAATCGGCAATGCGCGCGCCGGTGAGATCGACAGCCTCCTCGAAGGCTGTGCGGTTGTCCGGCAGCAGGGTCTCGCGGCTCATGGGCAGGGATCCTATTCATCGCGCAGGGCCGCGATCGTCACGGTGATCGCCTCCACCGCGTAAACCTCGGTCGGCCCGAGGACGATATCAGCGGCGGGCGTAACAAGATCCACCGAATGCACGCCTTCGACATGCAACTTCGAGAAGATTGCCGAGCGGCGCAGGTTCATGCCAAGCATCCGATTGGTTTCCACCCAGTCAGATAAGGCTGACAGGGCGCGGTCGCGCACGACATTGCCATCAGGACCCGGATACAGCGTCAGCTTTGCCTCCACTGAGATCCGGTGGACCCGTGGCCCCAAGACCTCGACCATGTCGGTCAGCGGGCGCACGTCATTGTCGATCAGCGACAAGCGGATGGTTTCGCGTTCCGTAAGGCTGGGCACCGGATCAGGTCCCGCCCGCAGGATCGTGACGCGCACCCGACCGGGCGTCGTCATGATGGCCGTGGCATCGCGTGCCCAAGGGGCCGCGGTGAGCGCATGATAGACATACGCCCCTTCAGGTCCGGCCACGGAGAACGCCTCCGGGGCCAGCTGCACGCGACGGCGCAGGCGATCATCGTCCTCAAGCACCAGCACGCCGGTGTCGTCCTCGACCTGCATCCGCTGCGTGCCAAACAACGCCGCGAGGTGGTCGAGGTTCGAGCCATAGGCCGAAGCCAGTAAAACCGAACGGGCCGCATCATTGATCCGCGCGCGCAGCAGCATCTCGCGATAGGCAAAGGCCTCGATCAGCTTGCGCGCGGGCTCACTTTCGAGATCAATGACGCCTGCGATGGCCGGAAACCGAGCGACCAGATCATCGCACATTTCAGTGACGATCGCCTCGTAGTCCAGCGTCTCGATCACGTCGGGCGGCGTCAGACCGGAGAGGTTGATGGCGGTGAAACGGCTCATGGTTGGGCCTCGCGTTCCTCGATCAGCACCCCATCCGGGTTGGCATAGGCATTGATGCGGCGCGCGCCTTCAACCGTGAAGTCGCCATAGGTGGCCCGTGGCCGGTACTCGCCCTCGAGGAAGAATTGCAGCCGTCCGTCGCGTGTCACCTCAACGATCTGAATGCGGGTCACGCGGTAGCGCGGCTCGAATTGCTCGATCGCAGAGGTCACCGCGGCAAACCACGGCGTCACCTCATTGGGCGTGATGGTGCGCCCCAGCAGGTTCGGGACAAACGATCCGTACCATTCGCGCATGATCCGAGCCCCAAACCGCGTGGTGAAGATGTCCTGCAGGCTCTGGGCCACGTGTGGCCAGCCCTCAATCACACCGCCGGTGGCGGCGTTGAGACCGACGGACGGGTTTATGCTGCGCGTGGCCACCGGTTAGCCCGCATCATCAGCAGTGGCATGATCCGCACCAAGATCAGGTTCGATGCGCGATGGTTTCTTGGACTTGCTTACCTTGGCCGCGGGCGTTTCTGCCAGCGCTTCATCTGTCTCTGGTTCGGCCGTCACCTGCGGCACATCGAGCCGACGCAGCGTGCCCAGGCGCAGCTCATGCTCCGCCTGCTTGTCCGTCAGCGTCAGCACGGTGCCCACGCCGATGTTGGTCTGCCCCGCAACGAAGCGGCCTGCTTTCTCGGTGATCGCATATCGGTTCATGTCGTGTTCCCTTGTCTTGAGGTGATCAATCGATGGTGAACCACGGTCGCCCAGTCGTCGCGTGACCGCACGCAGCCACATCGCCTTCACGGCAGACGGCGATGCCGTCAATGGTGAACCAGTCGGAGCCAGTGACCATGGGCGGTGGAGGTGAATGAGGCGCAAGACCATGGGCCTGAACCAGATCACCAATCCCGACGATCACTTGGCCCTCGACAGTCCATGGGGCAAACTGGCTTCCCATCTGCGCACCAACTGCGGTGTCGAGCATGACAACAGCTATGCCACGGCTCATCCCTTGATGCCCGTGAACTTCGGCGTGATGACCTTGATTTCTTCGCTGGTGATTTCCAGCGTCGAGCCACCTACCACGATCCGCACCAGATCATCCGCGAGCGTCATCCGGACATTGCCATAAGTGATGACATTCTCATCCCCCGCCGTTGAAGGGCTCGGATTGCCCGCATGATGGGTCAGCGGCACCGCCACCGCCTGTTGGAAATCCCCCGTGGGCGACATCACCGTAAATTGCTGCCCAACCGTGGGCGGCGTGTGCACGCGCAACGCACCCGAGAATTGGGCATAAGGCAGCCAGGGCGACAGGAACCGGCCCTGTCCCCCATGCGTGGGCCCGAAATCCAACCGCATGCGCTGGCGTCCGGGATCGACCTCCGCCACCGTGCCATGCCGCATGACACCTGCGACACGGCGCTCCAGATCGGTCACACGCGCAACAAGCTCGATGATTTCGCGGATCGCCATGGCTATGATCCTTGCGGCTCAAAGACGACTGTCTGGTCGAAATCCAGAAACGTGATGTCCGCGAGCGGTTGTGGGTCCGCATCGAGGTCTGCGACCGGCCCGATGCCGATCTGGTTGGCCACCTCCAGCGGGACACCAAGGGTTTCGGCCGCCCGGCGCCAATCGGCAAGTGGTGTGCCATCCATCTCCGCGCGCAGTAGGCTTGCGATATTGGCCAGTATTGGATCGGCTTCCATCAGAACGAGCACGTCGCCCCAGGCGCTGTTTGGCGCAATCGTGCCACCGGCCACCGGAGTGTCCACCAGATCGCAGGTCAGCACCAGCTGCCGCGCAGCAAAGCGCACGCCGTTTTCAGCCGAGGCCCCGCGCCGGGAAAGGCTGCGCGTGATCCGGGGGACCAGTTTCATCCAGGCGCGCGACCAGGCGGTGTCATCGCGGGTCAGCACCCGCGTCACCTGGTGCTCCATGATGTCGAGCGTCAGTTCCATCCCCTCATCTGTATGCGGAATGGCGATACTGATCTGACCGCCGTTCCCATCAGACGCTGGCACTTCGACGCGGGACGCGATGGCAATCTCGATCACGAGATCACAGCGATGCGGGCCGCTGTTGAGGTCCCGGCCGATAACATCCAGCCCGTGTTCATCCGTGGTCAGCACCAGAAGCGGCTGGCGGGTTTCGGCAACGGTCTGGTCGATCGGGTCGACGGCGCTGTCGAAGACCCGCGCGCCCGCCAAGGTGCGATCCCGCAACGCGCGTGCGGCGGCAAGGCGCATGACAAGGCGGGTCAGGCTCATGGGACGTCGTCCTCCCGGACCAGAATGAGGGTGAGATCGCCCATATCCGTGTGATGGACGGCACCAATTGCATAGACCGGGCTGCCCACGCGGCTGATCAGCGTGATTGCATCACCCTTGGCGGGCAGCGCCGTCAGCGCGTCCACCTGTGCCTTGGCGATCCAGAATTCGGCGCTGGCCGATGCCACACGCGTCGTCCCCGAGAATTCGGAGCCCCGAGCGATCCCCTTCAGCCCGTCATCTGCAGGGCCCGCGGAGAACACCCCATGGATGAGATGCTGCGGCCGCTCCGGGTCGACTGCGCGCTCGGTGTATTGGGCCGAAACGCGCGGCCGGTGAGTTGCAGCCTCTGCAAAGGCTCCCCCGATCGCGTCTGACAAGGCGGCATCGAGATCGTCAAACATGGAGGCCACGATTCAAGTCCTTTCAGCAGGCAGCATCGCGCTCACGTCCGCTTGCCCGGGATCAGCACGCGCGGGCGGGTGCAGTATTGCAGCGCGTTCATCTGGAACTCGAGGTTCACACCCTTGCCGTTCTGCATTTCCCACTGCTTGCCATAGAGCCGCTGGCCCGGCGTGTTGACCGTCTCGATGTAATCAGCCGGGGCATAGACCGTGCGGAACAGCCCGGGCACGCCCATGGGCACGAGATGGCACTTGTCGGTCTCAATGCCGACATTCTGACCACCGCGGTAGTTCATCCAGGTGATGCCGCCGAACTCGAACGCGCCGTAGATGCCGGAATTGCCCGAGTTGATATAGGCGTTGCGCAGCGAGGCGGCGTCGGCATAGCCCTTATAGGTCTCGCGGACTTCCTTATGGCCGATCAGGTCGTCGAAGAACGCGTCGCCACACAGCGCGATCACGCTCGTGTAGGGCAGACCGTCCAGGATCCCAGCCATCTGGCGGATGACACCAGCACATTTCTTGCGCAGCGCCCCATCGGTGGCACTCGCGTTGTCGAGATCAAAATCGACCACAGCCTGCTGGCTTTCGCCAAACTCGGTGAAGTAGTCAAAGAGCACCGAGCCATCGGCGTCCAGAAGCTGGCCGGTCTTGAGGATGTTGAGCCGGTGATATTCCTCGGTCAGCGCGAAGAACTGGCTTGCCTCGGCCGCGCGGTCCGCGATCTTCTGCTGCAGCCGCTCGACGGCGACCTCCTGGCCGAAGGCGCGCACCTGCTGGACCTCGTCGGCATAGATCGCATCGTCGACCTGGAAGTGCGGCACCTTGAGCATGCGCATGGCGCGTTTCGATTTACCAAAGGTCTGGCCTGGGCCACCGCGCGGGCTGGCGGAGACCAGCATGCGGTTTTGTTCCTTGTCCTTCTCGATCGCGATATCAAGCGTGTCGATGCTGGTGGTCTGGAACAGCCCCATCTGGCCGATGCGGGAGGGCGTGTATTTGATCTCACGAAGCGCATCCGTGAGGCGCATGACGCTGAAGGCGTCCTGACTGAAGATATTGAGGATCGACATGGAAGGTCCTTTGTTACGTCGGTGCGCCAGTGACTGGCCACGCGGGATCAGCCTGCTGCCTAAAGGCGCAGGAGATCGGATTTGGAGTGTGTGAAGGTCAAGCGTGGCGTTACCGCACAGCAAGAGTCACGCGCGCTCAGCGCACGATAATGCCGACGCCCGCGAGATCAGCTTGGGCAGCGACCTGTTCGGCAGGCTGATCCCGGTCCGGATGATAGGTCAGGATCTTTCCGTTCACCTCGGCGTCCCGAGTGATGCCGGCAACCGCAACATCACTTGTGGTGGCATCACAGCCGTAGAGCGCGATGGCCACGGCGGTCTGGCTGCCATCAGTGGCACCGACAGCGCTGGCCAGGTATTTGCCGCTGGCGGTGATTTTACCCAGCACGGTGCCCGGCGCGATGATGCCCGCGCCACTGGCGATGGTGATGTTTTCCCGCGAGCGCTGGCCATTGGCCTCGGTCATCAGGAATTCGCCGGGATGCCGGCCTTCTGTGAGAACAGTCATGGTCTCGGTCTCCTCTTCAGCCGAAGCGTGCATTGGCATGGGTGATCGCTTTCGACCACCCGGCCACGCTGCGTTCGGCGCGGTTGCGTTGATCGGCCGGGGTTTCAGCCCCGAGCTCGGTCTCGTATGCGGCCCGGTCGGCGATCGTCGTGGGGACCGAGGCCTTGGGGGACGCCGTCATAACTTTCGCGGCATCCACAGCCGTCATCTCGGTCTCGAGGGCCAGAACCAGCGCTTGCGCCTCCCGGCCCTCGGCCTCGGGCGCTGTCAGGATGGACTTGATGCGGGACGTGGCCTCGGCTTTGCCAGCGGTGACACCGGCGGTATGCGCCTCAGTGCGGGCTGCATCGACAGCGGCTTGCACGTCGGCTGAGCTGATGGCCGTCGCCCCCATAGCTCCGGACGCGTTTGACGCGCCGCCCTGCGGCGCCTCGTTCTGGATGGTTCTGGTCATGGGTCTTCCCTTTCTCTGGGGAATTGCCCCGGAGGGCGGTTGCGAGAGCGCGGCGATAACCTCGTCGAGGCTCGCCATGCGATCGGCGAGACCTTGAGCAATGGCATCAGCGCCAAGATAGGTGCGGGCTTCTGTGGCCCGGATCGCGGCAGCGCTGATCCGGCCAGCACGTCCCTCCGCAACGAGACCGACAAACTGGTCATAGATTTTGAGGACCTCGGCCTGCAGATCAGCGCGCACCTCATCTGACAATGGCCCGAACGGGTTGCCGTCGATCTTGTGCGCCCCGGCATAAATGAGCGTCGGCTTCACGCCGCGGTCCTCAAGCTCGCCCGAGCGATCGAGATGCGTCAGCACAACGCCGATGGAGCCGACCATGGAGGTGGGCGACACGACAATTTCGCGCGCAGCACTGGCAATGCCATAGGCGGCGGAGGCGGCCACATCATTGACGAAGGCCACAACCGGCTTCACCTCGTTCACAGCGCGAACGAGGTTGGCCGTGGCGAACATGCCCGTGGCCTCGCCGCCGGGACTGTCGATATCCAAAAGGATCGCCTGCACATCCGGATCTGCTTGCGCCTCGCGCAACTGCGCGGCAATGCCCTCATAGGAGACCAGCCCCGAATTGGCACCGATCCAGGCACCGCGGTTCACAAGGCTGCCGACGATGGGCAGGATGGCAACGCCGTTTGCAACGCGCATGGAACCGACACTGCCATTGTCGCGGCGATAGCTGCCGACAAAGCGGTTTGATTGCGGGTCCGGAGCCGCCAATGGCTCGATGCCAATCCGGCCCTGCAGCACATGCAGGATCAGATCAGCCTTGTCCGGGTGCAGCAGCAGCGGCCGGTTCAGCACGCGGCCCGCAATTTGTGCCAGTGTTGACCCCACCGGGCTTTGAACGATTTCCGGTGGTTCCGTCACCTCACCCCTCCTGTTCCAAGCGCAAACCGCCGCGGGCCACGGCCCTGTTGCTGGGCACATTGCTCCTCAAACCCCCGAATGACGGTCAGCAATCTGTCGGGATAGGCCCGGTGATAGGTCACCGAGCGTTCCACTCCGTTCGATCCCGCCCGGAAGCGCACCTCCATAGCGCCTTCCCCCGCGACGAGGCGGAAATAGACCTGCCGCAGGCTGGCGGCCGCCGCGCAGGGATCGGCCTCATCAACGCTGATGGTCATGTCTCCGCCTCTTCGCTTGTGTCGTCAGTAGCTGTAGGACCACCGCCCTGCGCGCCCATCATCTGCGGCTCGGGCAGCCCGTATTCAGCCCGAAGCGCCTGTTCCTGCGCAAGTTGCTGATAAACATCGTCCACATCCGCCCCGAGATCGGTACAGATCATCGCATCAGACATGACGCCGAGCCGTTTCCACACCTCGTGCGCCTTGGCTTTTTTCAGATCATCGGCCTGCGGACGCGGGTCGCCGCGCCATTCCGCGCGGCATGCAGCCGTGCGATTAGCCATGAACCCGGCAATCCCGCCCGGAAACGGCAGGCTGCCCGCCTCGATCTCTTCCTCGAGCCAGGCCTCATAAATGGGCTGGCAGAACGGCGCCATGATATTGCGCCGCCGAGCTTTCGTGATGGCAAAGATCTCCGTCGTCGCCGCCTGCAACGAGGAATAGGTCGCGCCGACATTGTCGCCAGTGGCGCTTTCATAGGTCAGCCCCAGGCACCGCGCGAGTTCGCGCAGAAGATGCATCGCAAAGGCGGCATAATCCGACGATGGATGGTTTGATGTATGGAACTTCAGCTCCTGTCCCGGAAACAGATGCGCCAGGCGGCCATTGATCCCGACATCCAGCGTGCTGCCGTCATAATAGCCTGCGACCATTTCGATATAGGCCTCCATCGGCGAGATGCCTTGCGCCAGCATTTGCGCCTGTTCTTGGGGCGTCAGCAGGCCCTGCAACACCTGTTCCGTCGGTTCATCTGAGGTGATGGTCACCGCAAACAGCGTCTGCACGATTGCCGCCATCAGTGTGGCATCGGCCAGCTGGTCGAACTGCCGCGCAACTTGCAGCGCCGGAACCAGAGGCGAGATGCCCCGATGTGTGCCAGGCGCGCCTTCAAAGATATGAATGACGCGCGGTCGGCCCGCCGCATCCCGGGCGCGCACATCGTATTCCTCTTCATGCCGAAACAGGTCCTTGCGAATGGCGCGGTAGCCCACCGGCATGCCGTCGGCATCCGTGTAGACGCCGTTGATCAGCCGCCTCATGCTTTCCGTTTTGCGCGAAAGCCGCTGCGGCGGCAGCAGTCGCACCTTGGTGCCGTAGCGGTTCCATGGCCGCTTGCGCCAGGGCAACTCCGCGAGAATTTCGCCCGTCACAAGCCAGGATCGAAACGCCGCCGCCTGCATCTGGCCAAAGGTCCTCAAGCCCTGAATGTCGCATTCCTGCGCGCTGCGCGCCCAAAGTTCGAACCGGCGCTCCACCGTTTTCGCCCAGTCCGAGGCCTCGGCTGGCGTCATCCCAAAAGTCTCGTTCTCCGGCAGCGCCTTCAGTTGCAGCCCGGTGCCCACGGTATTGGCGACGCATTGTTCCATGGCCCCGGCCAGCCAGCCGCTGTTGTGCAGGAGGTCACCCACCCGCGCGGCCGCATCGTCCCAGGCCTCACCAATATCATCCTGGCTTTCCCGCAGCGCCGGTTTCCAGCCCGCAAAGGTGACGCCGCGCCCACCGCGCATATATTTGCCCGAGGGTTTAGGGAGGGTCATCCCCTCAGGCCCTGCCGGTTGAGGCAGCGCCTCGGCCAGCAGAGTCTTCAGCTTTGACATCACGGACATGTGATCTACCTCTCACTTCTGCTGTAACGCGCGAACATCAGCCGTTATTGCAGGGCGCTGCTGCCACCGCAGGGGTTTGGGAGGAGTCCTGCGATGCCGGCGGCAGCGTCACCTCAGCATTGTATAATTTCCATCGCCTCATCGACCTCGGTTCAGGGCGCTGCCTTGCCGGGCGAAACGCGTGCGAAGCGCAGTACCACTTGCACGGTTTTGCGGGGTCTGCGCTGCCGACTCGCTTGCCTCCCTTGCCGCATCCCCAACCCGACTGGCATCATGCCCCTCGGGCACCGCCGCCTCGATGGAAGTCTTGCGCTCGATGCCTTCCGGGATCCGCTGAACGTTGAATGCATAGCCGATGGCAGCGCAAAGCGCCTCGCAGTTGCCAACTATGATGGCCTTGCCATTTCGGCGCGCTATCAGCGTTCCGTTTGGCACGGTCACGCAATACACCATCCCGGAGTAGGCGACGTTTCTGAAAATCGGAGCGTTATCTGCTCGACGCAACGAGGCGGCAGGCGCCCGAATTTCAGAGACGTGATACTGGTCGACTGTGTTGGGCGAGGTCCGTCCGTTGATGGAGTAAGGCTTGGCATCGCGTCGGATGATATTTGCGCTCCGTCCGGCCTTGATAAAAAGCTCCTGCATATCGTCAGCCAGCTTGGCGCTGACCGTCGCATAGGCACGATACCCATTCTGAACCCACCCATCGCCTAGGATGGCGGCATCAAGGAACCGGTCGATCAGGTCGCTGCTCGCACGTCGGACAAAACCCGGAACGCGCCTAGAGTAGCAACGACCATCCTCGCCTGCACAGTCAGCCAATGCCGCCGCGATCTGTCGCGATGAAATGACGAACTGTCGCCCACCATGGATGCTATATTCGAGACCCATCCGATCAAGCAGAGCCGCAATGCGGTCTGCCTTTTCACCAGGGCCCTGCGAGATAACAACCCTGGCATAGTTGCCTTGGTGGGTGGTATGCCCGCCGCAGATGTACCAGCCAAGAAACTCACACCAGTCTCCGGCATTGAAAGATCGCTCTGGCTCACTCAACTCTCGCCAATTGGTCGCCTTGAGTGATAACTCAGGCAGGGTCACGACATCGTGTCGCTCACCTACCCAATTCGAGGACCGTTTGAGCGTGTGCCAAATGGTCAAATCCTTCGCCAAAGTTATGCGAGGGGTATTGTCCACAGGGTTCCTGCGCTGCGTCACCATCCGGTGGTTAGGCGTCACAAGAAGGTCCACTGCCCGACCTTTGATCTGGACCATCTCACCCGAATGCCAGCGCGAGACTGATTTGGTCGCGCCCTGATACTCGATCACATCGCTGTCCAGATTGACCGTTGCGAAGCGGCCCACGTAAGAAACCGCGTCCTCGACACGCATCCAGCCATCTTCGGTCAGAAGCTCGGTCTCGGGGTCGAAACAATCGAGGAAATGGTTGTTCCGGCTGCGCTTCACCCAGACCGGCTTGCCCTCCACGACCACCCGGGCCTCCGAGGTCAATTGCCTGCAATAATCTTCTGAGACCTGTTCGTGGACATAGAAAGCACCCGGCACGTCCATGGGCGTGCGGATGCGCGAGATCACCAGCGACTTGAAAAAGTCCGACGACAGCGTCACGAGGTCGATCGAGTAAAGCGCCCGCTTGCCGTCCGGTTTGACCTCGATCTTCGAGACCTTGTAGGGCGGGCTCTGGATATCCTTGCCCTTGGTCGGGGAGCACAGCCAGCTGTAGCGGCGGCAGAACTCGTAGACCTTGTGCTCGTTGCCTTGCTCCGGCTTGTCAGGCCGGAAGCCGCTGTCGATGAACACCTTTTCGATCTGCATTCGGCCAATCGGCTGCAACATAAGATCGGCCAGTGCGGACCAGACCTCATCATCCTCGGTGGGGCCATATAGCTGGCCGTTGTCGACCATCCACGACGATCCCCGAGCCCCAAAGGCCCGGATCACATAGACAAGGCTGAACTTCTGCACGTCGACGCCCATCACCAGCCGCAGGCCGCCCAAAGGGACCTGCCCAGGCTGATACGGCAGCCGCCGCTCCATGATTTCCTGCCATTCCGGCACGTCGCCCGAGGCGGTCATGGCGTAGCACTCGCCGAAGCTGGCGTTCATCGCCGTCTGGATCCGGTCGTGATCGCCCGATTGCAGTGCTGTCAGATAGGTCTCTGCCCGCTGGCCCCAGGTGACGAAGGGCGAGCACAGGCCCGAGGTCCACATCGACAAGGTCGAGTTGTCCTCAGGCGCACCTGTTACGTGCGGGGCGTCATTGCGCAGCTCCACACTCTGCCCAGGTGCCACCATTGCACCCCGAGCATTCATCCATGCCTTGTCCTCTTCGGTGTGGATCCCGCCGCAGCGTGGGCAGAACAGCGAAGCCGATCGCTTGGCCACCGAAGGTGTCGCCCGGTCCGGCCAGTGCAGCTGCTTGAACCGCGGCACAAAGTAGTCGTTGCAGTGCTTGCACGGCCACGCCCAGTGATGCCGCGTGCCCTCCTGAAACAATTTCCAGATCGGGCTTTCCAAATCAGCCGGTTCGGACCGCGACCAGAACTCAAGCCCGCTATCATCGTTCAACTCGATTTCCACAAGACCCCTCGCTGGTGTGCTGGTGATCGCGGTCACGAAGTCGGCGTAGGTCTCGCCACGGGCTTCAACGAGACCGAGCACATCGCCTTGGCCCCTGACGTTCGCCATCATCTCGTCAAACTCGTCGATCAGCGCGAGTGCGGCCGGGTCTGATTTCAGGGCCGAGGACGAACCTGCATGCGCAAGGCGAACGCGAACGCCAGCCACATGCTTGAGGGTTTTCTTCATGCGCCGCCCGCGGACGACCTTGTTCTTCAGGCTCTCGGCCTCATCAAGCAGACCCATCAGCCGCGGC